GTTCCAGAACTACTAGCAATTAAATTAATAGTATTACTAGCATTAGGTGACAAGTTGTCTGCATCACCAAATCGTGATGTATCAAAATTTAGTTGATATCTGTTAAATATTGTCATAATATTTTATTCAAGGCATAAAAGTAATAGGTGTACCAGAAGGACCTTTTGGAGTAGGATGAATATGGGTATTGTATATGATTCTCATTATAGGTGCACCACCAGTTGGATCTAATAATAATCCACCAAATACAGCAACAGTACCAACTACTACCGGTGCAGTAACTAAAACTGAAGCGTTAACCACACCAGGAACCGTTGGAGTTGGCGGAGGTAAGCCGGCGTTAATACCCCCTAGCGTAGTTATTCCAGCAACCGGATTCGCTGATCCTGGAATACCGGCATGAATACCAGTACCAGCTGTAACAGAACCTATTGAATGTACCGAATCTCCTTCAATTGCACCACTTACCGAAACGTCAGAGTTTACTTGAATCACATCACCAGCCAAAAATGAAATTCTGCCAGAAATTGGATTTAATACTTGCACACCCATATCTCCACCAGAAGATATATTTGTTTCACCTTTGACAACCAAATCGTAATTACCTTCGACCAATTGCTCAAAATTTCCCTTGATTCGCTGGGTGCAATTTCCTTTGACTTCTAAAACTGAATCACCTTCAATAGTTACTGTGCAAAAGCCTTGTACTAAAACCTTTTTATTTGATACGGTGATTTCATATCCTTCACCCATAACTTTATGAACTTCAGTTCCGTCTGGCCGAATCTCTGTATATGTGCCTGAACGGTGTTGTGTACGAATACGCTCAGCTCCAGGAGTATCATCAAACTCCTGAAAGTGACCAGATTCAGTCTGCATCACATTGTTATAAGGATACTTTGCGTTATAAGCTGAAGCTGGTTCGGTCCATGCAAAGACACCTTCTGGTGTTGGTGGTTCTTTTATTAATTCTGCCATTATGCCATTTCGTATGTTTGAGTGGTATCAAAGGTTGAATATAAACTAGATGCTAAATTAGCGGCTTGAGCATCTGTTAGTGTGGTACCTGACGGATTCATAATAGAACTTAATGTTGTTGCAGGTAAAGATGTAACCTGTGTTGCCGTTGAAACAACTGTTGTAACTAATGATCCAGTAGATTTCAATAATGATTGAGCTTCTTTAACTACACTTTCACCATCATTACTTGTACCAGTAGCAGTTTTTACAATATCTGTGAATTGTGCACTAAGTTCAGCATATAATTCTTTTAAACAATTTGCAAATAATGCCAACAAACGAGCAGGCAAACTTAAAATGTAACTAATCAATGCATTAATTTTTTTAACAACTGTAACTAAAGCATCAAGTGCTTTTTGAACTTTCTTTAAAAGTCTTGTAACATCATCAACATATCTTTTAATTGTTTTAATTTGTTCAATTATGGCATTTGATCCTGGTGAAATACCAAGAGCCGCTAAAATTTCTTTAATAATTGTACGAATGGCTGTAATTGTGGGTTCAAATATTGCAGCCAAAGAAACATTTCTACGAACAAATAAAGTTGTATCACAAGCGTGTGACCGATTATTGTTTGAGGCCGCTATGCCTGTATTTTGTATGAGTCCAGCTGACAACTGTGGTTGTGTTGGGTTACCTGATTGTGGTGTATCACCAGTATTTGGTGCAACTGGTTTATTTGTTTCAACCACTTCACCGCCAGGTGTTATGGTGTAAATTGCTGTGACTGCAAGAGGATTAATATCTGCCATTTATTTTTGTATTCCTGGTAAAACACCCATCATGATTGGTGCTTGGCCTGAATCGCCATCCATAAAAAAACCAACAATCCAATCACCCAATCGTGGTGCAGAAAATGATTTTGAATTGTTAATTGGATACATTGGTTGAGCCCATGGTAAATCTTGTGTTGGTAGTTCACTTACATTATCTGTGTGCCAACCAAATATTCTAAGTTGACATCTTCCCATACCTAAAGGATCCACTCGGTTTTCAACTACACCGATAAACCAAATAAAACCATCTTTTCCTAAGAAATTTTCCATTATATTTTAACTATATTTTGCCAGATACCAGAATCATTATTAATACCACTATATGGTTTAGGTGTGCTATCTTTTGCAATTTCAAGAACAGTTTGAAATGCTGTTGGTTGTATAATGTGTCTTACAGCAGTCACCAAATATTTACCGGAGTAAAATTCATCCAAGCCTTTTGTTTCTGTAGTTGGTTTTAAAGTCAGTAAATTAAAGTTAATTGTTCGACCAACAGTAATTCCTGAATCACCAGGTATTTTAATTTTTAACACAGTATAGTTTGCCAATGAAATTTGTGCCGTTCTGTTTGGTACATATGTTTCAATTGCAATATCTTTTGCAACCCCACCATTAACTGCCTGCTTTATATATGGCTGATTTTGTTGAAAGGCGTTGCTAGTAGCTACCTTAAACGAGGCATTGTAAGAATCGGCATTTGTCAAACCTAATCTATTTTTTAATGAGTTTGTTGGGCTACCAGGATTTAATGTTTTTGCCTGAGATTTATATTTAAGATAATTAAAATCTGTAACCTTACTTGTTCTAGACATGATATCAAGAGATATGAGTCGATTTGACAATGTACCAGCATTAACATCATTCATCATATCATAAACTTTAACAAACTCATAGTCTAAAACACTTATTGTTTTTTCTTGGAATGATTGTGTTTTATCTTCTATACCTTGTTGTTGATATTTGTATGTGGTATAAATGTTATCTTTAAACATAGATTGTAAAGAACGAAAATTAAACCCGTCTTTTGTTTCAAAAAATAACATATCAGCACCAATTTCACCTGCACCTTTAGGCCTTGCATATGTTGATAACCAACTGATTGCTTCAAAAGGTTTGAAACGAGGCACAATAAAATCATTTATACCATTTGTTTTCTCAATTCGTATCTTCTCTTTTTTTACTTTTAATTTGTCAACTAATATATCAGTAATAACCTTATCAATCTCTTTACCTTTATATGACTTACTAATTTTGGTTTGTTCCGATAGTAATAATTCTTCTGAGCAAAAGTAAAATGTATAATATTCAGAGTTCAAATTACCAACAGGTTTTCTATCTCCTATTTTATACACTCGATATACTTGTTTATTTGTATTCGGAGCATTTTTAGATTTGGCAAAGGTTATTTCAACAAATTCATTTCCTGTCAAATCTAACAGCTCAATATATCCTTGAGCATCTACAATCGTGACATAACCAGACACAGAAAAACTGTAAATATCTTCATAATATGATAATTCTATTAACAACTTTTTCATTTCAAATCGTTGGCCAGAACCTGTTAAAAAATTAATAGATTCTAAAGAATAATCTTGTGGATAATATGCGCCAGGATTTTCTACATCGGTGTAAATGTTTTGGTCAATTTCAGCCATATTTTAAGCAGCCATTAAATCAGTAAATTGTTTTTCTAATTGGTCAACATAAGCAGAATTTAAAATTCTAATACTTCTCTTTGATTCATTTTCTTCTACCTCATAATCATAATACGTTACAGCAGATTTTGCAATTGTAATCGTTACACTTCCTGTTGGTAATGTATATGTAAATGTTCCTGTAACCAATGAGTTATATGTGGTCTGGTCAATAATAATATTTTTTACTGTTGTAGTCAAAGTATTTACATCATACTGTGTGATATTTTTTTCATAATGATGCACAGTTGAGTATGGATTGAATGATGAATACTTATTTGTTATATAAGCATCAAAGTCATTAGATGATAGTGGCCAGTCCCATTGTGGATCTGTAATCTGATTTGCAAACAACACCACCCAATACCGATAAGAATCACCATAATATTTGTATGCAACAATTTCAGGTGTATCACCGTCTTGCACATCATAATCATAATACACCATTGGATTATTCAATATTTCTGGTATAATGGAACACCGAGCCATCAAATCGGTCATAATAACAGAATTACGATTTGCATCCGTTTTTATAATTTTTGGTAATGTATTAAAATATTTCATTTTAATATCCTTGTTCTATTCTATCTCGTGTCAAGAGTTCGATTTCTCTAAAATTAATAGTTAATTGAATTTGTGTTGGTGCACCATCAGACTGAGTAGTAAAACCATTTGGTGCATAATTCACATCAATACTTTCTATAACACTTTTGGTTATTTTATTAATTTTTTTATTCTCTTGACCATTAAAAAAGAACTTTGGTGTAAAAATAGAAGGAGGCACAAAAAACATACCAGCTGAACCTGTAGCCAGTCGAGGAGCAGCATGAACTTTAAATAGTTTAATAATCTTTTCTACAGTTGCAGCTTCCTGTCTTGAATATGGTGTAAATGTAAAAGCCATTTGATAAGTTCTGAAATCAATACCTTCAAACAAGATTTGTTGCTGTGGGTTAAAAGCGTAACCTTGACCTCTTAATAATAATTTAGCTGGTCCTGAATTAATGGCTCCCAAAACAGTTTTGGCTGCTTTGCCAATAATGGGTGTTTGTTGTGCTGCAGTGGCTAAACTTAATTTGTCATATTGAGCTGCATATGTAAAGTTTACTGTTTCTGGAATATATAATGAAATTGTTCCAACTGTTTTTAATTCTGGCTGAGTGAACTGAACTGATTTTAAAATACTGTTCGGATCTTCACGAAATTTTTGAAAACCATTAACCGCTTCGTTAAAAGTTTCTACAGGACTTGTAATTGCATTGGCTGCTGACTTGGCTGCACCAAGAAGTTTTTCTGTTACTTCGTTAAATGTAGCAGGTTTGATTTCACTAATTGTAAATTGAACATAATGACCTCTGGTGGCTGATTGTAAATCTCGTGGATATTGTAAATCGGTGCGACCAAATGCATTTTGATAAAGGGACCCGAGAGGTCCGTTAACCACTGCACCAGGTATGGATACACCGCCAATGGATGTTGGTATTGAAATGATAGCCATTAGGTTGTCCTAAAAGAAAGATACATAATACTATATTTATGGCATATTCCGGACGATTTACACCTTCTAACCCTCAAAAATATATTGGGGACTACAAGAATATCATCTACCGCTCATCATGGGAGTGCTTGGTGATGAATTGGCTCGATAAAAATCCTAATATTATTTCTTGGGCTTCGGAAGAACTTATTATTCCCTATAAATCTCCTGTGGATGGTCGTTGGCATCGATACTTTCCCGACTTTCTTGTGAAGATGAGAACTAAAGATGGTAAGTTAAAAACCCTATTACTTGAGGTCAAACCAAAGAAACAATCTCAACCACCAGAACCACAGAAAAGAATCACTAAAAGATATATTACCGAAGTAACCACCTATGGAATTAACTCCGCCAAATGGAAGGCCGCTAAGGAATACTGTCTAGACCGTGGATGGGAGTTTCAGGTTCTCACAGAAGACCATCTCGGACTGTAACTAAATAATAAATGGCATCGAAACTTACACAACTCGCAAGACAAAAGACTGCTTCGGAACTTCAAACGATGGGCCGAGATGCATATCGTTGGTTGACCAAGAAGATAAGTTCACTTGGTAACCCTACAGGTATTGCTTCTACGATTGCACGAGAGGATAGAGGCAATCACTTTTATAATGGTGGTTTATATTTCTTTTATTACGATCCAAAAACAAAAGCAGACTTACCATATTATGACCGATTCCCATTGGTATTGGTACTCAACATTGAAGCAGATGGTTTTACTGGTCTAAACCTACATTATTTACCAATTCAGTATCGAGTCGCCTTTTTGGATAAATTGATGGATTTTGCGGTGGTTGACGGCAATAAAGACATACAGCGTATGAATGTCACCTATGACATATTGAACGCCTCCAGACGGTTTAAAGAGTTTAAACCATGCTTCAAAAAGTATCTGATGAGCCATGTTCAATCAAAAATACTTGCCGTGCAGCCAAATGAATGGGACGTTGCGGCATTCTTGCCAATTCAACAGTTTAGGAAAGCTGCACCGGCCAAAGTGTGGCAAGAATCACTAGAACAGATACGATAAGGAAACAAAATGGCTGGTAACATTAGCGAATTCAAAGCAAGTTTTAGAAAAGACCTAGCACGACCAAATAGATTTGATGTCAATATTCCTGTTCCATTAACTTTGATACCTTATGTCAATAATGCAAAGAGTTTAAACTACCGGTGTGAGAGTGCTAATTTGCCTGGTCGGTCACTAGCAACCACAGAGCAAAAGATTGGTTCAAATCCTGTTGAGAAATATCCCTATCTTACAACATTTAATGATATGCAGTTAACATTTATGGTTGATGATGACATGAGCCAAAAGGTATTTTTTGACGCTTGGTTAAACTTTATTAACCCACAATACAATTACAATTTTAGATACAAAGGTGACTATGCAACAGTTATTACTGTAAATCAATATGATGTTACAAATCAAATATCATATTCTTGTAATTTATACGATGCTTATCCTATTTCCATTGAAGCTTTAGATTTAGATTGGGCAACCGATGGGTATCACAAACTAAGAGTTACATTTGCATACACATACTGGCAGAACAATTCATTGCAGGCTTATGGTATGCAACTGGTTGATGCTGGTCTCGCATTTGTTTCGGATGCAATTGGCGGTCTCGGGGGTAATGCGATTGGCGCTTTAGGTCAGGCTGGTAATTTTTTACCAAATGCTTTATCTGGTGGAAACACACAAGAACAAGAGAGAAGTGCTTTAGATTTAATAAGTCAAAGAGATGCAAATAATATAGTATGAAAAATAATTTTAATTTATTATAGGAGTTAATTATGGCTTTACCAAAACTTGATGTGCCGACATATGAAATTGAGTTGCCGGTTTCAAAGACAAAAATTAAATATAGACCGTTTCTTGTTAAAGAACAAAGAAATCTATTGATGGCGATTGAATCATCTGAATCAACAACCATTCAACAGAACATTAAAGACATTCTGTATAACTGCACTCTTACAGAAGGTGTGAATATAGAAAAATTACCTATCATTGATGTTGAATATTATTTTATCAACCTCCGTGCCAAGTCTGTAGGTGAAGTGGTTGAATCACGATATCGTTGTAATAACGAAGTTGATGGTGTTGAATGTGGTAATATTATGGAGAAAGAAGTTGATTTAACACAAGTCAAAGTTCAAATGAAAGAAGATATTTCTTCTGAAATTCAGCTGACACCAAACATTTCAATTAAGTTAAAGTATCCTGAATTTGGCATTGTAAAAGATTCATTGAAGTATGAGAACATTAATGATGTTACATTCAATATGATTGCACAGAGTATTGAATACATCTATGATGGCCAACAGTTTTATTATTCAACCGAATCAACACCAGAAGAATTGGTAGAATTCGTTGAGGGTTTAAACCAAGAACAATTTAGTAAAATAGAAACATTCTTTAATAATCTACCAAAATTAAAAGAAACTTTGGATATTAAATGTAGTAAATGTGGTTTTGACCATAAAATTGAAGTAGAAGGCCTTGAAAGTTTTTTCGGTTAACATTTCGTCATGACAATTTAAAGAATTACTATAAGACAAACTTTTCGTTGATACATCACCATAAGTATAGTTTGTCAGAGCTTGAAAATATGATGCCTTGGGAACGGGACATTTACGTTTCTATGTTGATTGCGTATATTGAAGAAGAAAACCAAAAGATACGGGAAAGACAAAGAAAAAAGTAAATGGAATACGAAAAGGCAGCAAACATACGCAAAAAAGGACTAGCAGGCCTCATTACCGATAATTTGGTAGAAGGTCAAGGCATTGGTTCGTCTTTTGGTTCTGCCATCTCTGATAGAACTAAAGCCACATTCACAGGCATCCAAGAAAAATTTGATCCACTTAATATTGCCAAAAAAATAACTGGTGGTTCCAATCTTGCAGCTGCCGTTGTTGGTCGTTTAACTGGCCGCAAGCAATCATCATTAGAATACTTTGCCAAATCAAAAAGAAAAGTTTCTGCCAAAGGTGTAAACTTTGAAACTGGTGGTGCATTAGACAATGATTCGTTTACTGAAACTTTAGGTTTAATTTATGAAGAATTAAAGTTGGCAGAAGAAGATAGAAAACTAATTAATCAAACCAAAAAAGAACAAGAGTTAGAAAAAGAAAAAGAAGAAGATAGACGTAATAAGGCTATTGTAGAAGCCCTTACTATAAGAAGAAAACCAGAAGAAACTCCAAAAGAAAAAGCTAAAAAGAAAAAGAAAGAAACAGAAAAAAAGAGTGAAGATAAAAAAGAAGAACAAAAGACTGAAAAAAAAGATACAAAAACAAAAACAGAAACTAAAAAACAAAAAGAAGAAACAAAAAAAGAAACTACCAAAAAAGAAACGGTAGAAAAAAAACAAGAAACAGCCAAAAAAGTTGAAGAAAAAAAGGTAGAGCCAAAACCTAAAGTTGAGAAAGCACCAAAAGTTCCAAAACCAGAAGTAAAAGCACCACCAAAAGTAACTCCTAAAGAAGCACCAAAAGTTCCAAGTGTTTCAACAGCCGCAAAAGTTGCTGCAGGCGCAGCCATTGTTGGTGGTTTATTAATGCCTAATGAGTCCGTTGCAAAAGATATCGACAGAGCTTCAAAAGAAGTGGGTGTTGATAAATCATTGATGTATGCCATGGCTAAACAAGAGAGTGGTTTTAATCCTAGTGCAGCAGCCAAAACAAGTTCTGCAAAAGGATTATATCAATTTATCAAAGGCACATGGGAAGGCATGGTTAAAAAGTATGGATCAAAATATCCTGTGTTACAAGAAAAAGGACCAGAAGATTCATATGCAAACGCTTTAGCTGGTGCATTGTTTATCAAAGAAAATTCTGATTATTTGGCCAAATCAAATATTCCAATTAACGCAACAACAATTTATGCGGCCCACTTTTTAGGACCAGGCGGTGCAAAGAAACTATTGACTGCCGATCCAACTGCTAATGCAGCTGAACTAATGCCTCAGGCCGCCAACGCAAATGACTTTATTTTTTATAATAAAACAAATAATAAACTAGATAAAAGTAAACCTAGAACTGTGCAAGAAGTTATTGATGCTCTGTTTCAAAAGGTTGGACAATATCAAGAGAAATATGCAACTGCTTTGGCACAAATAGATTCTGGTGCAAATATAGATAATGCATCTAAAGAAAATAAAGATTTAAAGAGAACAACGCCAGACAAAAATGCAGTTATTGTAAATACCACCAATATTAATCAAACAAATAATACACAACAAACAAGTAAAAAACAAAAAGAAAATGACAGACCAGCGATTCTTGAAAAGAGTAAAGGTTAAAAATGGCTAAAATGGGTTTTGCAGAAGCTAAAAAAATTAGAGGAGAATCTCTTTCTAATAGGATTGCCGGCCGTTTGGTTGGTGGTGAAAGCTTTGGTACATCTATTGGTAAATCATTGTCAGAAGGCACAAAAGCAAAAATGACTGGATTAAGAGAAAAAATTAATCCAATGAATATTGCCAAATTTATGACCGGAGGTTCTAATTTAGGAGCCGCACTCGCTGGTAGAATGACTGGTGCTAGTAAAGAAGATATGAAATATTTTACCGGTAAACAAGGTAAAATGGATACAGCATCTAAAATAAAACCTATTCAAGAAGATGAGGGTATATCTGAACTACTAAATGAAATATATCTACTTTTAGAAGATTCAAGGTTAGCAAGATTAAGAGATATGCCAACTGAAGAAGATGTTGCAGAAAGAGAACGCAAAGCAGAAGCAAGACATAAATCTTTGCTAGATGCAATTAATGGTAAAGTAGTTTCAGGCAAAAAAGTAACAGCTTCTAAAGTGGAAGATGAAGAAAGTTCAATATTTGACAATGTGTTGGGAGCTTTTGGTTTAAAAGATATTGCAAAATCAGCTTTATCTGGTTTAGGTCGCTTGGCTACATTTGCTATTGGTCCTATTGGTGCACCACTTCTTGCTGCAGCCGCTATTGGAGCTTTTGGATATTTTATATACAAAGCATTAAAAGCTGAACCTAGTTATGAAGCTGAACAAGAAGCCAAAGGCATAAGACAAGCTCAAGATGTTGGTGGCCTTGCTGGTGTTAAAGATAAAGAAGAACAAAATAAAAAATTGCCAGAATATGAAAGAACAATGGCAGAATTAAAAAGTGCTGAAAAAACTTATTGGAAAGATTTAGATGGTAATCCTCAATTTGGCACCGACAAACAATTAGAAGGTTATGCTAAAAGAGGTCCAGAAGCAGCCAAAGCAGTTGAAGATTATAAAGCACAAAGAGATAATATACAAAAAACTTTAGAAGGTGAAACACCATCAGAAGTTCAATCACCAACATCACCACCTGCGGCAATGACAACTCCTGCAGCTGTGCCAGTAGAATCAACTCTTTCTACCGCACCATTGAGTTCTGTTACAAAAGAAAATTTAGAAATGAATTTGCCAATAAATGAAATGGCAACAACAGGTGAAACAATCAATACAACAAATATCAATGCACAAAATCAACCATCTGAGCAAAGTGTTACTGAGATTCCTTCAGTAAGGAATATGGAAGAAACATTCCAAAGAATGATACTATACAGTACCAGAGTTGTATAATAAAAACCCCGCCGAAGCGGGGTATCAATATCACAAACTACTCATTAATTAATCTTCTTCAGCGAGTTTGCTGAAATAAGCCATATCATCATCTTCAGAATTATCTTTGAATGGAGAATCATCCGCTACTGCCTTAGGTGCAGGTTTCGCTTTGGCTTGTTCTACGGTTGTGCGTGGTGCTTCACCATTGAGACCGAGAACTTTGTCTAGGCGTTGCTTCAGAGTATCATATGATTTAAATTCACCAGCTTTTAAGAGTTCCTGTAGAGAATGTTCAGACTTCCAAATCTTCTCCAACTCATCATCATCACTCAACAAAGGTGCTGGTGATTCAAATTCAGACTTGTCATAGTTCTGATAACCTTCAACCTTACGAATCTTTAACTTGAAGTTGGCACCTTTCCACATATCAAATGGATTGATTGCCTGCTCATCTTCAAATTGAGGATTCATGGCTTCTGAAATCTTATCAAAGATTTTCTTACCAAACTTAAACAATTTGACCTGACCTTCATTTTCAGGATGTTTTGGGTCTGATACAATATAAACGTTGGCAATGTAATTTAGCTTACGTTTTTGTTTACGAACAATATCTTTGTTCGCTTCAATACCAGAATTCCATAGTGAGGTATTGTGTTCACAAACAGGACATTTTTCTTCTTTGGTTGTCAAACAATTATCAATTAACCAACCACCTGGACCTTGAAATCCATGTGAGAAGATTTTAACCCATGGTAAACCATCTTCACCATCTGCTGCAGAAGCAGGCAGAAAACGAATCGTAGCCATGCCGTTGCCAGCTTTGTCTACTTCTGGTCGCCAGTAGTTATCGGATTTATCGTTGCCCTCGGATGAGGTATTAAGTGCCTCGATTGCTTTAGATAGTTTGTCGAGGTTGCCAGATTGGCGTTTGAGGTTCGCAAATGAACTCATAATTTACTTCCTTTCGTATTAAACGGATTATTAACGGTGTATAAAACGGCTTGTCCACATTATTCATTATATAAGAATATTTATCCAATGTCAAGTGTACATTTTCAAAATACCGATGGTAGTAATGGCATCCGTGTGAAGTATACCAACACCACCTTCTACTCTCCATTGGTCAATGTTCTGTGAAGTATCATCAATCAATAGTGAATTTGGGTTAGAGAAATTCTTTTTCAACCTTTTACCTGGTACAAGATTGATAGGAAATTCAATGTTGTGATTATGTAACCACTCTGTCTTTTGTTCTCTAATCTCTGCATCACGCTTTTCGGATGATGTTGAAGATAGAATCTCTGTAGGTATTGGTAATGACCTGAGATAATTAATTAACATCATCGCATCAGGCATTAAATCTAATGTAGCAAATTGTCTGTCAGCAATGAACATGGTAAAAAACTTGTCAAAGGTTTTGTATGTGTCTGCCTCTTTCGGTTCAATTTTATACAATTCTTTGTATCGTTTATTGAAGTCAGCAATCACACCATCCATGTCCAAGTAAATCTTGGTAATCTTATGCATATTCTTTAATCTTTTCTTTTAATATTTGTTTATACTTTTCTTTATCGTAATGTAAAAATGCCTTATACTTTTGACATTTCATTTTAAAATTTGGCCACACAATATCATCATAGATTTCTTTTTGCCACATTGGAAAGAAATTCATAATATCATCTAAAATGATAAGTGTTTCAATTGCAACATCACCTTGTTGAGCACATTGCATTAATAATGGAAATTCATTCTTTCTAACCATTAATAATTCATTTGGGTCATCAACTCTATCTAACAGTTTAATTATATCATTTTCAAAGGTATAAGTCAAGCTCTGTATTCTTTTCTGCCACTTCTTATAAATTTCTTCGGAATCAGGTCCTATTATATCACCGACCCATTGAACATCGCTTACCAAAAAGTTGGCAACATAGTAATCTTTTAATTCTGTCAATCCAAATTTACGAGATAAACGGTAGAATGAATACTTGTCTTTTCTGGTAGAGAATGTGGTTTTGGTAACATTAGTCTTACCATTGTATTTGATATAGTCGTAACTATCGGATGTGAAATGCAGCTTCAACGCATGAAACATGGCGAAAGCGGCAAAACCTGAATTTTCAATCATGACGAATTATAATGGGAGTTTTGAACTCTTTTTAATCAAATTTAATTCTTGGGCTTCTTCTTTAATCTTTGCTTTGAGTGCAGATGAAATTAATGTGGATGCCACTTCAACTTCTAATCCTGTTTCTTTGCAATGGTGTAGAATGGCATCCATGTGATTACATTTCAATTTGGATGCCAACTCCTCAATCATCATACTAAATTCTTTAATCTCACCTTTTGTTGGCATATTATATTTTACTTCTCTCTTTATAAAAAATGTGGTTACCAATTTGTGTAATCTTTGGTAAATTCCAATTTGGTTTCACATAATTGGCATGATAATACATGGCCTTCTCTTTGTGTAGTGTAACATGAGCAACTTCAGATGTCAAGGCTTTCTTTGCAACAAGTACCGATTCTTCCCATTGGTATGGGTTACGAATCATACTGTATGCCTGACTACAAAACCAAGAGAACTGGCAGACCATTCTACCATTTACTTCATCTTTTTGTTTTACAACACCACAAACGGTCTTTGGAAACTTTCCAGAGTTTACACGATTGAGTGTTACTTGTGCTACTGCTAGTTTACCCTCAAAGGACTCACTAGCGGATTCATAGTAGATGTTTTCAGCAAGGCATTGTACCTCGTTACTGAAATGATTGCCAAGATTTGAAACAGTTACTTTGTTTGCTTGTGCCTTGGCTACTGGAATTAGTAGATTAACTGCAATAAGAGCTGTTGAGATTGCAATTAAAAATTTATTTGTTACTTTACGGTTGAAATACATTTTTCTTCCTTATTGATTACGGCGGCCAAACTTCTGACCGCCTTGGTCTCCAATTACGAATTAGTTTTCGATTTTATTTTAACTTCAGGTTGTGGAGGGGTTTGCGAAACGAAACCATTGAGCATCTCTGCTTTTTTAATGATTTCTTCTTCGGAGGGAAATGGTGGAAAACCTGGATGTTGTGGTGAAGGAGTTCCGTTAATCTTGGATTCTTCTACCTTGGTTGTCCACTCGTTTGAAATAACTTCACGCTTGCCATAATAGTCATCGGTGAGCATTTCTTTGGCCATTTTTAAGAGTTCTAGCCGTATCTCATAGGGTGTCATACTCATTTACTTCTCCTTGTGTGTGTTTATGTGTATTACCAGCGGTTTGTGTGATGCTGGTGATTTATTTATCCAGGTGATTCTGTTGCTAAGTTCACCTGGCGAAACTCCGCTTACCTATTAGGCAGCAAGTGCATACTTATTATCGTTTGCGTTTAATTTAATTAGTGATTACGCCTTCTCTGGCGATTCTCCATTGTTCTAATTATTGCCATGTCGAATCTAGGCACCCCCATCAGAAGTATATTGCCACAACTATAGTGTGTGTTTGCTACCGGAAACTCGGTTTGTCAATATACTTTTGGTGGAGGTGGTGGGAATTGCACCCACGTCCACAACAACTTTCAAACAACTTCTACGAATTACTTCAATACAAAAAGCATTGTAATTACACCTAATGCAAAAGCACAGGCACCGGTATAAAATGCAAAACTTTTTACTTTATATTCTTTAACACAATCTTTGCTAGGCATTACAGGATCCTTTC